TCTACGGTGATGGCGTACTCGACTCCTTGATCAATCGCGTCCTCCAGCATCATCTGCATGCACTGTCCGTAGTAGACGCCACCACTGACGCTGAGTGGAATGCGTAGCTCATTCATTGCTTTCTCGATCTGATTCCGGCACCATGTGATTTCAGCACGCGGTGCTGTCATGATCGCTTGGACTTTTACGTTTGCCATAACTGCCTGTCTCCTCCAGGTTTTTTTGCTTAACCAACAACAGAAACGTCTGCGTTGCTGCTGTTGGCAATGTTATCAAGTTCGAGATCAAGGTTTCCGATGACGCTCGAAAGAACAGCACCGTTGGTGGTGGTGTCTGGCGTCAACTCAATCCGAAGATACCGCTTCCGTCCCTTTAGATCGACGTTGTACGCGGCAACGATGGCTGCGGTGTTGTCGAGCGTTCGGTTGAAGTTGGCATCAAAGGTTGCGAACGTAGTCGCCGTCGTAACATCGGATTCGAGCAAACGGACAGCAACGTTCGTGCTGTTCGTGTTGGCCTCGGCTCCGAGGACGATGGTGATGGTTGCATAATCAGCACCAGCACAATCGAGGTTTGCGGTTCTGGAGGTGGTCGCAGCCGTGATTGGTGCGAGCATTACGTTTCGTTTTACGGACTGAAGATTTTTCATATTCTGTGTATCCTTGTGTCGGAAAATTTAACTTATTGAGAAAAGCCGCTGTCCCGGTGAAGAGACAGCGGCGAACCACCTGGAGGAGAGGCGGTTAGGATCAGCCGAAGACGAGACCGATGATGCCGCCAGAAGCAGAAGCGGTGCCGCGATCGTGGACGTTGATGTCGTATCGCTGTGTAGCCTTGATAGCGATCGAGTCTTGCTCGAAGTAGCGGCTTGAATCGACAGCGATCGAAATTCCGCGGCGAGTGCCGAGATACGATCCCAATCGCAGATCACCGAAGTAGCAAGCACGCAATCCAGTGGTTCCGGTTAGGGCACTGGTTAGAACCTGAGTTACCACGACTGGGTAACCGAGAAACTGCGGTTGCATTCCGCCAGCAAGTTCTGCCATCGTGACCCCGCCCGCTGCGTTAGCCAGCCGTTGCATCGAAGCGGCCCAACCAGCTTGGTGGATGTACCACTTTGGCTTGATGCCAGCGTACATCTTGCAAGCACCGACCACAGATTCAAAGTTAGCGAAGGTCAACGCACTGAACGTCAGGTTGCTAGTTGCAGTCACCAGCGATCCGGCAGCGAGTGCTCCTGCGAGCCCAACGATGCCGCCGTAGGTGCTCGTTCCGTCACCGAGGAATCCAGCCTGATCCTCGGAAACTGCAAACTGGTACGCAACACTGCGGGAAATCATCTCGGCAACGGAAACGACTGCGTCTTCGTTCAACTCCGAGCTTACAAGCGTCATGCTGGCAAGCTTTTTCGCCTCCAACTTGACCTGCTGAACGGTCGCATCGCTAGCGGTGATCGTCGAGTTCTCGCCAACGTAGTAGGTAGTAACCTCGCCAGCCAACTTTGGCACGATCGTGACGCTGTCGCTCATCGGCCAAACAGTGGAGTTTTGGCGGAAAACACCATACTGCTCTCGCAGTTCGATGATTGCCGCTTCCATCGGTTCTGGAACAAGGAAACCACCCTTGGTATTGTCGCCGCCGGTCATGACGGCCTTAATGCCGTTATCCTTGCAGTAAGCCTTTGCACGTCGGTTTCCAAAGAGATTGGCAAGAACGTACTGACCGCAGTCGTAAGCGTCTTGCTCGCTTTTGAAGGCTTCAAGTTTACCGTGTGCCTTGGCCCGTGCTGGGACGCGGCGAGTGATCGACGTTTCCTTGGCTTCTTCGGCCTTTACGATTGCGGTGCAATGTGCATCGATCTTGTCCATGCGGTTCTTTTGCTCGACGAGGGCAGAGATCCTGCCAGCGTTTTCGCCGGAACCGACAATACCATCGACCTCGGACTGTTCGTCAGCGTTGAGATCGCGGCTTTCTTCCTTGGCAATAGCAACAATCGCTTCAACGCGTGCTTGCAATGCCTTGATTTCTTTAGCTAGTTCTTGGGAACTTTTCATTATGACCACCATTCAAGAGAAAGATTGTGGCAGTCAATAAACGCAGATAGCGGCGAGACTGCCAACGGAACTGAGAAAGTTACGTTCGCTGCCTTTGCCGCTAATCAGTTGCAAAGATATTGCAGAGTGTCGGTTCTTTGGCCGACGCTTAAACTTTACGCGAAGACGCCTAGTGTGTCAAACGAGCGTTTAATTGTGCTCGCAACATTGCTGCTTTCGCCTCGTCGAAACGACTGGCTGGCTTCTTCTTTTTGTAGTTGGATTCAACATTGCCAGTAGCAATTCCAAGATTAATTGCTTCGTCGGCGTTGATCCATGTTTCGTTGCTCATCATGGATTCGATTTCCGATTCGGTCTTGTCCATGTACTCCGCGTAAATCGCAACGAGGCTTTTGTCGTATGCTTCAAGAGCGGCGATCGTCTTTCGCAACTCCTCTTGATTTCCGAGTGCGAATGCCAACGCTCGATGGATCATGACGCGACTGCCCTGGCTCATCAATCGTTTCGATCCTCCGAGAAAAATGACGCTAGCGGCAGACGCTGCCAGGCTGTCATTGATCGTAGTAATCTCGCCAGAGTAAGATCTCATGGCGTTATAGATGCCGATCCCCTCGTCGGCAGCTCCGCCAGGCGAGTTGATGCGAACCGTAACGTGTGATCCGTTAAATGCCTTTAGTGCTTTCTCAACGGCCAGATGAGTAATCGGGTCTTCGCCCCAACCATCGCCGACAACACCAGACAAAAGAATCTCGTTCGATTCGTTTTTGATTTCGATCATTTATTCAACTCCTTGAAAGGAAAAGGTTCTGTTTTGCCACGTTTTAACAGCGTTTTTGACGGTTTCCTCCAGCTTTTCTGGCTCTGTTTCGCTGGCAATCTGCACCAAAATCGCAACCGATTGTTCGCAATGAGTGCGTGCCAAGTCGCGATCTAGGCCAATCGCCTCGATCTTTTCAGCCAGCTTTGATTCCCACTTCGCATAGTTTTTGTTGATCCAAGCCACAAAGTTTGGCTTTTTGGCGGCGTTTGCAGCGTTGTTAGCCTCTCGTTGGATAAGAGAGCGGATGGTTTCTTCGACGGCCAATCGGTTCATTGCGGAGCCGTCCTGGGACTCGCCAGAGTTTTCCTGTGTATCCTCCTGGATATCTGCTGGGTTGTCTTCCATCTTGCCTGGCGACTGCTCGCCGGTTGGCTGGGAGATGGCAGGATTGATAAACTCGTCTCCGCCTTCGTATGGATTGAGATCCAGCTTGGCTCGGCACTCGTTTGGGTTCATGATACGAGCGGTGATAAATGTAGACATGGCGGATGCTGTCGCCTGTAAGTCGGTCTGCAACAATGCACCGCGGTTAAACTTGAAATACACTTTGCCGCCCGACTTCTTTTCCGTTGCGTTTCTCAGCTTGATGTCGCACTGCTCCTCCATCTTTACGAGCCATTTATTCAAGGCTTGCAAATACGCCAGATTCTTTTGCTCTAGCGAATTGTAGCTGACACTCTCTCCATCGCCTGGCATACCTTCAAGTCCAAACAGCATGCCAATGTCCGCTCGGCTGAACTTTTGCAATTCGACAAACTGAGCGTCGTTGTTGGACATATTTACAGCGTTTGCCTTTACGCCTTCACGCAGTAGACCGGCCTTGCCAGCGTTCTCAGCTCCGGATTCCTGCTTATTAAATGACTCGATAAACTCTCTTGCTGCGGACTCGTTCCGGAATGATCCTGGAGGTGCTTCGAGAAATAGCTTGCCGCGGAATCCTTTACGGAGTTGGTTTTCTAGGAATCGCTGAGATTGAACTCCAGTCGAGAATGTGCATTGTGCAATTTGCAGCAGTCCGATCCCTTCAATTCCGTTGTAGGCAAATCCGGATACATGGATCACATCAGAGTCGGCGAATAGCAAATAACCGTCCTGATTGGTTTCAAACTCATCGAAAAGGTTTTTGCTGTCGTCTTTGTTTGGCTTGGTCAAATGGTACTTTTGGCCTAAGAAGATGACCGTGCGAGTCCGGTCAGGCATCATCGGAATCAGCTCAACAATCCGATCTCCATCGCGAATGATCGCAGCTCGGCCATTGCCGTACATGATAGCATGCGAGCAAATCTGTTCCTTAAACACGCTCGGTGCCTGCATCGCGTTCGGCTGTTCGCGAAGCAGTCGGTAGCCGTCGTGTTTTAGATCGTTGACTGCACCTTCGCCTGATCGCCGCTTAACGTCGATCGGCAACTGGCCGAAGTCTCCAACGATCTTGTTGTGTGCAAACCAAGCCGGAGGCAAGCCAAGTGCTTCCTTAAACCCGACGTACTGTTCGCGGTAGGAGTCTTCGGACAAACCCATCCATTTAGCAAGCTGATACCACATCGACGCCATGTTTTCTCCTAGACGACGTAAAGATTGCCGGAGGAACGTTCAGGCTCAAGGCTTGTTACGCGGTATGCCATCACCGCCGCCACAATCGGGTCGATCTTGTCTTTGCTGTCTCGTTTGTCGAACATCCAGCGATCT